GTCCAGTGCTCGCCATCGTTGCGGATAGGAGAGCCCTTGCCCGTGGCGTTGTGTTCCTTTGCCATCTGCATGGGCGTCTGCTCTAGTACCTTGGATGGGTGTTCGAGTTTGGCTAGGACTTTCTCCATCACTGCGATGTAGGCATCGAACGCTTCAAGCCTTGCCTCATCGGTCAGGTCATACTTGCGACCAACCTTGGCGTTGTTCAGTTCATAGCGTAGCGGGTCGAGCACGTTTGCCCACTCTGCCTTGCGATGGGTCTGCGTGATGCGGTTCACACGCCTTGCCTCTTTGAGTTTGGCGACCTCGTCTTTGATGTGGTTGACTGCGACAGGGTGGAGTTTGCGCTTCATCAGTCGGGTGTGAAGCTCGTTCGGGGTGAGGTTGATGTAGTCTTCATACATGATAATTGATCCTTTAGAGTAGAACGAGGTCAGTTTACCACGGGAATGTCCGTGTGTAAATGGCGTTTGCTAAGATCGGTGCAAGGTCTGAACCCGCATGGATGCTAGTGTTGGTTGAAAAGTGTCCGTGATATATAGTTTTTTTCTGAACAGCTAAAAGGCTTGGACAAAAGTTAACGTCCAAGAGAACGGAAAAACACACACCCCCCTAGATACTTCTATATATATATATAAATAAATAAAAAATTATATATATAGGACGCAAATTGCGGCACGCCAATGTTCATGCGGGTTGCGGGGTTACACCGATCTTAGCAAGTACGCTTTACACACGGACAGTTTACAAATCGAAGATTATTGACGTCAATAATCTTACTCGACATCTTCAATAATCTTAAAGGGGTAGGTCGAGTTGGTGCATACCATTCTTCCATTGGTCGTACGCCTGTTGTGTGTTGAAGACCATGCCTCTGAGATGCAAGGCACCTTTGCGGAAGATGTGTACTTGATGGCGCGAGCCATAGCTGATGGTCTGCATATGGTAGTCACGACCTCGGATGGTGATGATGCCTAGTTCGCGGGTGATGGGTTGAATGAGCGTGCGCATGATTATTCTCCTGTGACGATGAGCATGAGTTGTGTGCCGAGGATGAAGGTTGCCCCGAGCGTGAGCAGAACATAGAGGGGAACAACGCCGTGTTCGTCAATGCCTGACAAGCCTACGAATATGGACGCAACGAGGGTGATGGACAGAATGATGTGAGAGATGACTGCTGAGGGTTTCATGATTTACTCCTTAGTATGTTGATGTGATGACGAAGTCGCTGTGTTCTCCAATGGCAGGTTCGCCATCGAGGTAGTAGAAGATACGCTCGTCCTCTGCATCTTCAATGCCGTCCCATTCACCGAGCGCAAGTGTCATGCCGATGAAAGGTTCACGAGTGTCTGCCCAATAGCCATCGGCTGTGATTGTTTGATATTTCATGATGATCTCCTGAGTTTTAAATTTGCGTTTGACAATAAATGAAACAGCGCAAGAGCCTCGTGCTCTCACGCTTCTACGAAAAAGGTTCACTGTGAATCTTTTTTAAACTGCCAAGGCTTTGAGCACCTTGTTTTGCTCTGCTTTGCTGAGCTTCTTGAAAGCGTCAATAATCTTGGAGACATTGTCCTTAGTCTCGGTCTTGCCATGCGAGGGCTTGGGTGTTGCGCTACGGCGCGTCTGACCTTGAAGCATGAGCATGACATCGCGCTTGGCTGTCTTGGCTGAATTGAACTTAGGATCAGCCGTCACCATCTTGACCTTGCCTGACTTGGTAGTGTCCCACTTCGCGCCAGCTCTCTCGCAAGCCCACTTGATCACGATGGGCTCGCATTGCTCGAGGGTGTGATAGCCCGCGTCCTTCATGCCTTGGATAAGCGCGACTCTCGAGTCAGCAAAGGTATCGAGAACGATGAAGGCTTGGGTTTCGTTTTGTTTAGTCATTTGATTTCTCCTTGTGGTTACATCGACTAGAGCGAATCCCTAATCGACAACTCTATTATCCGTAACCCCTTTCAGGTGCAGTCTGTGCAAGGCTCGGATTTCAGGTTCTGCTGACCCCACCATCCCCCCACCACCCCAAATTGACGGCTCGCGTGGCTGCGCACATAAACACTGTTCCATAACCGCACAGAGTATTTTTGTAGTTCTTTCGTACTACATGTTTATGTTAATTCTTTAGTACTCAAACACCCCCCCCTCCCAAAACAAATGCCGCACCCCCCACCCCACTATAAAAAATCCAAAAGACCAATGTCAAACGTTAGACATGGCCAAATAAAAAAAGCCCCGGGGGTTTAGTCCGGGGCGAAGATGGCAACTAAAACCATCAAGGAGAAGCAATGACTTGCGCCATCACCGAAAACAATTGTATACTGTGTGCAACGAGGCAACAAGCGCCAAGTGAGCGCCCGTAGGGGCAGCTCCAGCGCCAACCTACGCAATGCTTGAACATTTAATCGACGGCGAATTTGAACCAGACGTGGTCGACATGACTACGGCTACGCCATTGCCGATTGAAAAAGCGGCCCCAGCAGACATCATTGACGCCAAAGTTAAGACAGCCGACTGGCTCAAAGAGCTGGAGCTAGACGATGAAGCGGTCGAGTCCAAGGCAGACGCAGAAGCCGCACGCAAGTCCTTTGCATCTCTGGTATCAGGCCAACCAGTTGTTAATACGCAACAAGCGCTTACCAATGTCAAAACCCCAGCCGCTGTCCAGCACCTAGTAGGAATGCTCACGGCCTACGACTGGGCGTTTGTGGAGCAGGCCAAGGAACTCAGGGGCTACGCCGTGGCTCAGATCTTAGAAGAAGTCAAACACCCAGACGCCCGCATCAGGCTCAAAGCGCTAGACATGCTGGGCAAGGTCACGGAAGTGGCGCTCTTTACGGAACGTGTCGAGGTTAAGAAGACTGAGATGTCTGACACAGAGCTGGAAGCGCGGATCAAAGAGAAGCTCAATCGGTTCATGGGTGTGATCGACGTTGTCGACGTAACTGAAGACAAGCCTAATGAAGCCTGAAAATTTCACGACGCTGAGTAAGTTAGAGCTTGAAGCCATGGCCAAGGCGCTACCGCACATGAGCGTCAGGGAAAAGATGGAGCTGTTTGAGGACTTAGAGCTTCGGGAGAAACGCGCCAGCTTACAAGCGGCCAAGACAAATATGCTTGGGTTTGCTTCTGCCGTATACCCCGGCTTTAAGATTGGCCCCCACCACAAGAAGCTGGCTAAGATATTCACGGACGTGGTCGAGGGACGCAAGAAGCGCGTGATCATCAACATCGCGCCTCGCATGGGTAAGTCTGAGTTCAGCTCTTACTTGTTCCCTGCTTATTTTTTAGGCAAGTACCCCGAGAAGAAGATCATCATGGGCACGCACACTGCGGGTCTGTCTGAGGACTTTGGCCGGCGCATTCGTAACTTGATTGACTCAGATGAATACCGTGAAGTCTTTCCTCAAACAATGGTTGCTGACGACCAAAAGGCTGCTGGTAAATGGTCTACAAGCGCTGGCGGTCAGTATTACGCTGCTGGTGTTGGCGGTGCTCTTGCTGGCCGTGGTGCTGATCTTTTCGTTATTGATGACCCTCACTCGGAACAAGACGTTAAAACAAACAGTCGACTGGCTTTTGATACCGCATGGTCGTGGTTCCAGACGGGGCCGTTACAGCGACTGATGCCGGGCGGCGGGATCATCATCGTGATGACACGCTGGTCTCTCCTAGACTTGACGGGGCGCCTCATTGACTACCAAGCGCGCAACCCCGAAGCCATACCTTGGGAGATCGTGGAGCTGCCGGCCATCCTGAACGAAGGCGAGGACAACGAGAAGTCTCTGTGGCCAGAGCAGTGGTCACTCGAGTCTTTGAAGTCCACCAAGGCATCCATCGACCCACGGTACTGGAACGCGCAGTACATGCAGCAGCCCACGGCTGAGAACTCGGCCATCGTTGGCCGTAAGATGTGGCGGATCTGGGAAGGCGACAACCCGCCCCCTTGCGAGTACATCATCCAGTCATGGGACACGGCGTTTGAGACTAAGACAAACTCTGACTACTCCGCG